AGCGGGCGCCGCCCGCCAATCCTCCGGCGCCTGACGACTTTGACAACGCTGCTAAGTACGCAGAGGCCCTGGCCGAGCAGAGAGCGCAGCAACTTGTTCAACAGCGTGAGGCGGCCCAGCAGCAGGCCCGATTGGTCGAAGCCTACCACGAAAAGGAAGAGGAGGCCCGCGGCAAGTACGACGACTTTGAGCAGGTCGCGTACAACCCGAACCTCCCCGTCACGGACGTGATGGCCCAGTCAATCCAGGCTTCGGACGTTGGCCCCGACATCATTTACTACCTGGGGTCCAATCCGAAGGAGTCTGCGCGCATCGCAAGCCTTTCGCCGATTTTGCAGGCCAAGGAGATTGGCCGGATTGAAGCCAAGATGGCTGCTAATCCGCCGGTCAGGAAAACATCAACCGCTCCGGCTCCCATTGCTCCGGTGACGGCTCGTTCGACGTCTACGCCTGGCTACGACACGACGGACCCACGGTCCGTCAAAAGCATGTCTACGTCGGAGTGGATTGAGGCCGAGCGCCTGCGCCAGATCAAGAAATGGGAAGCCACCCGCAACCGCTAAGGATGCTTTGAGATGGCAAACTCGCTTCTTACTATCGACATGATCACCAGGAAGGCCCTGGAGATCCTTGAGAACAACCTCGTCCTCACCCGCAACGTCAACCGCCAGTACGACGACAGCTTCGCCGTCGAGGGCGCGAAGATCGGCTCCACCCTCCGCATCCGTCTGCCGGACCGCGCGCTGGTGACCGATGGCGCGGCGCTTCAGGTCCAGGACGACAACGAGCAGTTCACCACGCTGACGGTTTCCAGCCAGAAGCACATCGGCGTGAACTTCACGTCGGCCGAACTGACCATGCAGCTCGACGACTTCGCAGAGCGCGTGCTGAAGCCGCGTATTTCGCAGCTTGCCTCCAGCATCGACGCTGACGTGGCCAACGCCTACCGTTCGGTCTTCCAGTCGGTCGGCACCCCTGGCACCGTTCCGTCCACTTCGCTGGTGCTGCTCCAGGGCCAGCAGAAGCTGAACGAGTCCGCTGCCGTCATGTCGCCGCGCTACGCGACCGTGAACCCGGCCGCGAACGCTGGCCTCGTCGAAGGCATGAAGGGCCTCTTCAACCCGACCGACACCATCAGCCGCCAGTTCAAGAACGGCATGATGGGCGTGGGCGTGCTGGGATATGAAGAGATCAATATGTCCCAGTCGATCAAGCAACACACGACCGGCTCGCGTGCCCCCACCGGCGCTACGGTGAATGGCAACGTGGCGGAAGGTGCGGCGCAGATCGTGCTGGCCAGCGCGGGCAGCGGCACGACTTACAACGTGGGTGACGTCTTCACGGTTGCTGACTGCTTCTCCGTGAACCCACAGACCCGCGAGTCCACCGGCTCCCTCCAGCAGTTCGTCGTGACGGAACTGGCGACGTCTGCCGGCGGTGCCGTGACGCTGAAGGTGGCCCCGGCCCTGTACTCCCCGACCAACGCGCTGGCGACCGTCAGCACGCTGGCGATCAATGGCAAGGCGGTCACGTTCCTCGGCGCCGCGTCCACGCAGTACGCCCAGAACTTGATCTATCATAAGGACGCTATCTCTTTTGCCACCGCGGACCTGCTGCTGCCGCAGGGCGTCGATATGGCCTCCCGCCAGGTTCACAACGGCATCTCGCTGCGTGTTGTGCGCCAGTATGACATCAACAACGACCGCCTGCCCTGCCGTATCGACGTGCTGTACGGCTACAACACCATCCGCCCGCCGATGGCCGTGCGGCTCTGGGGCTAAGGCAGAGAGAAGGAGAACACGACCATGGCTATTCCGAACGGTGGTGGTGGTTACCAGGTCGGTGACGGCAACCTTAACGAGCCGCTCATTGACGCGATCCCGGCCCCTGTTGAAGTCACGGCTTCGGCCACGCTGACCGCAGCGCAGGTTCTGAACGGTCTGATCCTCGCCAACAACGGGGTTTCGACGTCCCAGACCTACACGCTGCCGACGGTGGCGCTGCTTGAGGCCGATCTGTCGAACTCCGAGAAGGTGGGGACGTCCTTCACCTTCCGTCTGGTGAACCTCGGCACCGGCTCCGGCACGGCGATTATCGGCGCCGGCACGGGCTGGACGATCACCGGCTCGCTGACGATGACCGTCCCGATTACGTCGGGTGCGGTGTTCATCGCCCGCAAGTCCGGCGAAGGCGCTTGGACTCTTTACCGCGTCGCGTAATGTACCCGGCCCCCTGCTTCGGCAGGGGGCCGACCTTTTGAGGCTCACATGCCCGTCATCTACCTTGCCCACCCCCGGCACGGCGTTAAGGTCGCCCTTATGGACCTTGAGGCCCAGCAGGACGAGGAGAACGGCTGGTCGCGTATCGCGCCGCCGGGCTCTGACGGGCCCCCTGCCGTCAATATGCTGGCGCGCGACCTTGATGGTGATACAATGACCTCCGAGGCCCCGCGCCGTCGAGGCCGCCCGCGCACGGTTAAGGACGACTGATATGGCGACGGCAGGCGAGCTTATTAACGGATCTCTCCGACTCCTTGGCGTGCTGGCCGAAGGTGAGACGCCTTCCGCTGAGACGGCCCAGGACGCGCTCGCCGCCATGAACCAGATGATCGACAGTTGGAACACTGAGCGGCTGGCGGTCTTCTCTACCCAAGATCAGATCGAGACGTGGCCGCCCGGCCAGCGGTTTCGCACCTTTGGGCCGACTGGCGACATCGTGGGCGAACGCCCCATTCTGGTTGAGGACAGCACCTACTTCCGCGACCCGGCGACGGGCATCTCTTACGGCCTCAAGCTGATTAACCAGCAACAATACAACGGCATTGCGGTAAAAACCGTGACCAGCACCTACCCCCAGGTGCTGTGGGTTAACATGACCTATCCGAACATCGAGATGTACGTCTATCCGGTGCCGACGAAAGTGCTGGAGTTCCACATCGTCTCGGTCCAGCCTTTGTCGGCGCCCGCTAATCTGGCTACCGACCTGACCTTTCCGCCGGGTTACCTCCGCGCCTTCCGCTACAATCTGGCCTGCGAGATGGCTCCCGAGTTCGGCGTTGAACCGTCTTTCCAAGTGTCGCGCATCGCCATGACGTCGAAGCGCAACCTCAAGCGGATCAACAACCCGGATGACGTGATGGCGCTGCCGTACAGCATTGTGGGGACTAGGCAGAGGTTCAACGTCTTCGCCGGCAATTACTAGGCGTGTTTAAACCATGAAGACGCCGATCCTGGGTTCTTCTTATGTGGCCCGCAGCGTCAACGCTGCCGACAGCCGCATGGTCAATCTCTATCCTGAGATTGTGCCCGAAGCCGGCAAGGAGCCGGCGTTTCTTCAGCGCGCCCCTGGTTTGCGACTGCTGGCCCCTTTGGGCACTGGCCCCGTTCGAGGGCTCTGGCAGTTTGCTGGTTCTGGCTACGCCGTTTCTGGTATCACGCTCTACAAAATCTCAACCGATTGGACCGCAACGGCGTTGGGCATAGTCGGCGGCGTCGGGCCGGTGTCGATGGCCGACAACGGCACGCAGCTTTTTATCGCGGCCAATGGCCCCAGCTACGTTTACAACGTGCTGACGAACGCCTTCTCCCAGATCACCGACCCAGATTTCCCTGGCGCCGTCACGGTCGGCTACATCGACGGCTACTTCGCGTTCAACGAACCTAACAGCCAGAAGTTCTGGGTCACCAGCTTGCTGGAAGGCACGCAGGTAGACCCGCTCGACTTCGCCAGCGCCGAGGGTTCGCCTGACGGGCTGGTGTCGCTGATCGTCAATCACCGTGAGGTCTGGCTGTTCGGCACCAACTCCGTTGAAGTCTGGTACGACGCCGGCACCGCCGACTTCCCCTTCCAGCGCATCCAGGGCGCCTTCAACGAGCTTGGCTGCGCGGCGCCGTACTCCGTCGCCAAAATGGACAACACCGTCTTTTGGCTCGGCGCCGACGCCCGCGGCCGAGGGATGGTCTATCGCGCCAATGGCTACACGGGCCAGCGCATCTCGACCCATGCTGTAGAGTGGCAAATCCAGCAGTACGGCAACCTCTCAGACGCGATTGGCTACACCTACCAGCAGGACGGCCACTCCTTCTACGTCCTGATTTTTCCGCAGGCCGATACGACCTGGGTGTACGACGCATCTACGCAGGCGTGGCATGAGCGCGCCGGCTGGGACAACGGCGGCTTTACGCGCCACCGCAGCAACTGTCAGATGGCCTTCAACAACGAGGTTGTTGTGGGGGACTACGAAAACGGCAACCTCTACGCTTTCGACCCCGACGTCTACTCCGACAACGGCGCGATCCAGCGGTGGCTCCGGTCCTGGCGGGCGCTGCCGACCGGCACCAACACGCTGCGTCGCACGACGCACCACAGCCTGCAATTGGACTGCGAAACAGGCGTTGGCCTTAACGAACCGCCCGACCAACCGGATCGGTTTCTGAGCGAGGTGCTTATTGGCGCGCTTCTGACCGAGGCCG